CCACAATGGGATTTGATTGGGATGGTGATTATATTTTTATTGATAATGAATATTTACTTACAAATTTTGGTAAAGTTAGCGATAAGACTAGAAATTATGCCTCAATTGAAGATTTGGCTAATTGCATAAGATTCTTTTTAAAGGAGCAAGAATTGGGAAATATACCATATGACATGGTGTTTGCAATCGATTCTATTGGTACGTTAAATTGTAATAAAACAATTAATGCTGCTGAAAAAAATGAGTCAGATTCAAATTTCTGGAATGCTGGTGCATACGAAAAAGAATTTATGTACCTATTTAATGATGTAATTCCAAACAGTAGAAAATCAAATAAGCCGTATACTAATACAGTTATTGCCGTTCAAAAAATAGGCAGAGATGCTATGAATAATACCATAACCATGAAAGGTGGACGTACTTGGGAATATGTACCAAGATTGCAATATTATTTTGGGGGTATTTTATCTAAGGGGGTTAAAAAAATCACAGCCGTTTCAAAAAAGAAAGAAATTTCATATGGGGTTTCCGTAAAGGTAAATATTTTGAAAAACCAGATCGACGGCCCGCTTGGTGGTATTTCGATGGAAGGTTCAATTATATCAGTGCCACACGGTTTTATTACTGCAGAAGGGATTGAGGAATATAAAAAGAAAAATATTTTATATTTCCGTAATTTATTTGGAAACGATGAATTAACTGTTGATGACATTAGTACTGGTGAACGAATTGAAGGTAGTGATGGTAAATTATTATATGATTTTATTGATAAGTCTGAATAAGGGATATAATATAAATAAAAATAACTATTTAACTGAGAAATAAATTTTAAAAATATTGTGGAAGTTTAATATTTCCACAATATTTTAATTAAACAATGAAACCTATTAATTATTGGACATACGAAAATTGTAAAGTAGAAGCATTGAAATACCACAATAGGGTTGATTTTAGAATAAAATCCAGCGGTGCTTATTATTCGTCCCGTAAAAATGGGTGGCTAGAGGAAATTTGTTCACACATTATAAACAAGAAAAAAACAAGTAATTATTGGACTTATGATAAGTGTAAAGAAGAGGCATTAAAATATAAAACAACAAATGAGTTTAAACTAAATTCCGTGGGGGCATATGGATCATCAAAGAGAAATGGGTGGATGGTGAAAATATGTTTACATATGATCCAAAAGAAAAATTCTAGTTATTGGGAAAATATTGAAAATTGTAAAAACGAAGCATCGAAATATAAAAATAGAGGAGAGTTCAAATCAAAATCTAATTTATCATTTAAAATATCTCGTAAAAATGGTTGGTTAAATATTGTTTCTCCACTTACGAATGTCAATGCTGCCCCAAATAATTATTGGATATACGAAAGGTGTAAAAAGGAGGCATTAAAGTATTCCACGAGAAGTGAATTTAAAAGGAAATCCATAGGTGCTTATGCTGCTTGTTTGAGAAACAAATGGGATGATGAATTATTTTCACATATGATAAGAATTGGAAATAGATATTTAAAATGTGTTTATGTTTATGAGTTTTCTGATAATTGTGCGTATGTTGGACTTACATATAATATGGAAAGTAGAACTCATGATAGAAATAAAACTGCAACCGATTCTGTTACAAAACATATTAAAGAAACGGGGATAAAAAACCCAACATTAAAACTGTTAACTGATTATATTAATGTTGATGAGGCGGTTATTTTAGAAGAAAAATATGTGAAAGAATATAAAAATAATGGTTGGTGTTTATTAAATAGTGCAAAAACTGGTAGTGTTGGTAGTGTTAGAAAATGGAACAAAGAAAAGTGTTTGAATGTTGCATTAAGATGTAAAACATATGGTGAATTTAGTAAAAATTTTTCTGGGGCGTACCAATGTGCCTGTACAAACGGTTGGTTGAATGAAATTTGTTCTCATTTAACAAGAAAAAATAAAAAAGGGGGTTATTGGACAAAAGAATTGTGTAAATTGGAATTCTTGAAATATAAAACACTAAAGGAAATAAGATTAAATTCCAAAACGGCATATTCTAAGGCATCTAAGAATGGATGGCTCAGTGAATTAAATTCGCATATGATAAGGTTTGTAAAAAGTAGAGGATATTGGACAAAAGAACGTTGTTTAGAAGAGGCACTTAAACATTTTAAAAAAACTGAGTTTCGTAAAAAAAATGGAAGCACATATGTTATTGCATGCAAAAATGGTTGGCTAAATGATATTTGCTCTCATATGATCAAAAAAGAACCTAAATTATGAAAACCCGCACATTATTAATTGATGGATCATATTTATTGAAACGTTCGTTTCATGGGGCTAAAGACATTTACAATTCTAAAGGAATACATATTGGTGCAATATATCAATTTTTAACCACCGTAAGAATGTTAATATCAAAACACGCAATAAACCGCTGTGTGGTTTTCTGGGACGGTGATCAAGGAGGAAAACAACGTTATTTAATTAGTTCTGATTATAAAAGTAACAGAAAAAATAAGGATTGGCATAATAGAATCGAGCTTTCTGATTTCGAAATAAAAAAAGAGAAAGAAAAAGAAGAATCGATTTTATATCAACGAATAAAAATTAAAAATTATCTTGAGAACGTTTTTATAAAACAAATTGAGGTGTTAGAATGTGAGGCAGATGACCTAATTGCCAAGTATTGTATTGAACATAATAATAAGGAAGAGCTATTTTTATTCACAAATGACCGTGACTTCGCTCAACTTTTATATTTAAATATGGTCATAATTTTTGGTAACATACCCGAACCTGTTAATAAGACTAATTACATGATGCATTTTAATCATCATTATTCAAATGCATTAACATTAAAAATAATTTGTGGAGATGTTGCTGATAATATTAAAGGAATTGAGGGAGTTGGTGAGGATACGCTATTAAAATTATTTCCAGAACTAAAATTTAAGCATTTATCTGTTAGGGAGATTTGCACCAAAGCAGACGAGATAAATAAAGATAGAATTTTAAATAAAAAGAAACCTTTAAAATCGTTAGAAAACTTACTTAACAATATTGAGCGTTTAAAGACTAATTTTAAGCTTATTAATTTGCGTGAGCCAATGCTTAACGAGGAAGCAATTGAAGAGTTAGAGCAGCTAGAAATGCCATTATCTCCTGATAATAGAGGAAGTAAGTATCTTTATAGATTAATGATGGAAGATGAGTTTTTAAAAGTGTATGGTAGTACATTTGTACAATATGTAGAACCGTTTTATACTGTAATAATGTATGAAAAACAATTACTTACAGAATATAGAAAAAATAATAAAAATAGTTTATAAAACTCTTTGTTATTTAGAAAGATTCTCATATATTTGTGAATATTTAACAATTTAATTATAATTAAACATGTACGAAAAAGAATATAACAATATGTTCAAGTTCTCCTTGCATCAGGAAGACGTTTTGTTATGCGAAAAAGTGTTCGATGCTGACCAGTTTAACCCCTTTACCAGATATTCAATTGATATTAGGGAAATTCTTCCACGTGCAATTACTAAATTGCAAAAAACATTATCAAAGAAAAGTTATTATACACAAGTGGACGAAGACTTTGATTTGTATCAATATCATCAAAAGATGGTTAATTTATATATACCTGAATATAGAGGTTTTATGAGATATAATCCACAGCAAGTCGTTCAACAAATTGACAATAAAGTTATCAGGGGTGTTGAAAATAAAATAGGATTCTATATCAACGATAAGCCTATTGTTGAAAGAACTTTTTATGTTGATGGTTTTAATCCTATTGCTAGATGGTCATTTGATATTGTAGACGCAGTAAGTGATATCAGTGATGCAATTTACGATCAGATTAAAAAAATTGACATTAAAAATATGTGGGATGATTATGATTTGATTAATGTATATGGATACTCGATTTCTCAAATTAGAGAATTCTCACCCGCAAAAAGAGAAGATTTATTAAGAAAAATTAGAGGAAATGTTTCGTATGGTGTACATTCAATGACACTAACCTCAACAGGAAACTAATTGTTTTGTAATACAATTCAACAAATTTTTTATTTTATAAGGTAGTTGCATAATTTGGTTTATGTGACTACCGTTATACACCCAATTCAAAATGAGCGAAACAACAGAAAATACTCTCTCTTCGTATCTCGGTCCTGAATTTCAAACACATCTCATGTGGCAATTACTGGTTGAGCCAGAGTTTGCAGAAAAAACAATATCTAGTTTGGCTATCGAATATTTCGATGACCCAAATCTTAAGAGATTATTTATAATTGTGCTTGAGTTTTATAAAGAATTTGGCAGAGTTCCAAATTTACAGAATCAGAGTATCCATCAAGCAATTAATAAATATAAAACACCCAACAACTATATTGAAGAAGAATCGCTTTTTTCCGTAATTAAACGAATTAGTTTATGGAATGAAATGATTATTAACAAACAAATGTTATATAATGGGGATGTTGTCCAAAAAACCACCAACAATTTCATTAAACAACAAGAATATCGTAAATTAGCTGAATATATTTTGGATAAGACCAAAAATGGTGAAATTAAAAATAAGTTTATTGTCTCGCATATAGAAGATAAGTTTCAGAAGATTACCCATATTGGTGAAGAGAATGATGATTGCGAAGAAGTGTTCGAAAATATTGATCGTGCGCTAAGAAAAGAATTCAGACAAACAATCCCAACAGGTGTCGATGTAATTGATACATTAACTGGTGGCGGATTAGGTAAGGGTGAAATTGGTTTAATATTAAGTCCTTCGGGAGTGGGAAAATCGACATTGCTAACCAAAATTGCCAATACTGCTTATGAAGAAGAAAAAAATGTTGCTCAGGTGATATTTGAAGACACTCAGGATCAAATTAAGCGTAAACACTATGCAATATGGTCAGGAATTCCGTTAAGTAAAATGGATGATGAAGAAGAAAATATTATTGTAACCAAAAAAGCGTATGAAAAGGCAGAAAGCCTAAAAGGTAAAGGCAGACTTATTATTAAAAGATTTAGTCAAGAAAATACCAACATTAAAGATGTTCGTAATTGGATGCAATCTCAAGAGAAAAAGTATGGATTTAAATTTGATTTACTTGTTTTAGATTATTTGGACTGTTTGGAATCACATAAAAATGCTCCCGATAGAAATGAGAATGAATTGGCAATCATAAAGGGATTTGAAGCGTTGGCATCTGACTTTGATATACCTTGTTGGTCAGCCATCCAAGCAAATCGTTGTTTAGATTTAAACACAATTGTTAACATTAAAAATATGGGAGATGTTAAGATAAAAACAGTGAACATAGGTGATGAAATATTAACAGCAAAGGGATATAAGAAAATTACAAATGTGTTTCCAATAACCAAACAAAGAACTTATAAAATAAAAACAAAAAGCGGTAAAGAAATAATTTGTTCTGAAAATCATAAATTCCCTACGGCATGTGGTACTCTAAAATCAATTAAAAGTGGGTTATTGGTTGGCGACAAATTATTTACAAAAAACAATTGAAAATGATGGAATTAAAGATGATATATTATTTGCAAATGGATTTAATTTATTGAGAATTCCTGAAAGAGAATATAAAAATGGTAAAGAAGAAACTGTTTTAAAATGTTTAAAATTTATTAATGAAGCGTATTATGGATGAAATTAGTTTAATTGAAGACGAAATAGAATCTATTGAATATTTTGGTGAGGTAGATACTATAGATATTACAGTCAAAGACACTCACATGTTTTTTGGTAATAATATTTATACACATAATTCTGGGTTTGATACCGAATTTATTGAAGCTCATCACACTGGGGGTAATATTAAAAGAGTTCAAAAGGCACACTTTTTCATGTCAGTAGGAAAAACTCCTGATCAGAAAGAAGCTGGACTTGCTAATATTAGAATTATTAAAGCTAGATTTGCAAAAGATGGGCAAACATTTACGGATTGCATTTTTGATAATGATAAAATGGAAATTGTTATTCGAGATGATGATAATAAGTATACTAAATTATCCAAAGGATTAAAACATCATGACGAAAAAGATATTGCCAAACTAGAAAGTAAAGCAAATAAATTAAATGAAATGTCTTCAGACATTCGAATGCATGAAGCTATAAGCAGAGCAAATTCAGATTCGATATTGGGTAACTTGTTAACATCATATACCAAAGAATTTGGAGAAGAAAATAAGTTTGTTAATATCTTACAAGTAGATGAAGAATTTTTTATTGATTCGATAAAGACTGATAATGCCGAAGAAGAAATAAACAAACTTCTTCAAAACCCATTAAACAAATCTTTTGAGTTGGAAATTGAATCTGAAGAGATTCAGCAAGAAAAAGTTATATTTGATGAATTTGTCGAAAAAATTGGTGAATTATCTAACAATACTCAATTTGTACCATTTAAAGCCGTTCTCCCTCGTTACAGTAGCGAAATTCTTAGCATCAATGAAGTTGAAAACAATTTGATCGACCCCGATGAAACGCCTAGCGAACATATAGGTATTCATGAAATGTTAAAAAAAGCACGTAGTAATCAGGGGATAATAAAAAAAGAATGATTTTTATAAAATAATGTGACATTTATAAAGTTAATGTGTATTTATGGTTTAAAGATATATTGCGTTGTGGAGAAGTTGGTCATCTCGCCTGTCTCATAAGCACGGAGTTCCCTAACTAGGATTTACGGCTGTTCGAATCAGCCCAACGCTACAAAATTAACTACGAAAAAGGAGTAGATGGTGAAGCTGGGAGAGCAGTGACTCAACGGTGTCACACTAAGGATAGGTAGAAATACCCAACTCTCTAATGGTGTGTGAAGCCCATATACATTGCCCGAAAGGATAAACAATGGTGTATCTGGCAAGCCAGATACCTAATAAAAGCCATCAAGTAGTTAATTTGTTTTTATTGAAACTAAAATTAAAACCTCAAAGGATAATTTTCCTATGAGGTTTTTATGTTTATTAATAAATTTAATGGGTTTGTTCTGTATTTATAGTAAATAATATAACAAGCAATTAAATATAAAATAATATGGGCAATTTTTTTGCACAGCCAAATTTAGATAATCTTCAATTTAAACAATTGACTAGTAGTGAATTAACGTTATGTGGTCAAACCAAAATAGCTACAACAAGCGGATTAACTTTAAGTAATGGTGTTGGTGGTTATGTACCAATTATTGCAACTGGTGGGACTAATAATAAGGTATTAACGTATCTTAATGGTAATATTGTACTTCGACCTACAACTGGTGGTGGTAACATGGTTTATACTGGTGCATCACCTACAACATGTACTGTTGGTGGGTTACCTGCTGGTTGTGCAATATATAATCAATCAATATCGACAATTCTTGAACAAATTTTAGTACCAACAATTAATCCAGTTGTGACAGGACCTGTCAACAGTTCATTTACGCTTTCTCCGCCAACAACAATATATGAAGTAGGTACATGTGTGACAAATATTTGTGCAACATCTTGTTTTAGTAGGGGTAGTGTAGCTCCACAATATAATGGTGGTTCTCCATATAGAAGTGGTTTGCCGAATACGTATAATTATATTCAATTGGGGGGTATTTGTGCAGCGACAAATTCAACTGCGTTATGTAATTGTTATTTATTTACACCATCTAAGATTCAAGTTGGTAATAATGTTGTTTCTACATCCATAACGTATTCTTCTGGTAGTACACCAGTGTATAATAGTGCTTGCAGTGTTTGGCTTACCGCACTACCCTCTGGAACAACAAGCCCTTCATTATCTTACACTATTTGTGGTCTATATCCTTATTATTGGGGAAACATAGCCAGTGGAGGGTCTCCTGCAGGTGGTAATAGACCATTAATAAATAAATATTTGGTAACTGGCGGAACTAAGGTGGTAGATTTTAGTTCTGATTTATTATTAATTAATTTTAATAGCACTTCTGATGATTACATTTGGTTTGCAATCCCTAGTGAGTCTGCAAGTAAAACAAAATGGTATGTAGATGCGTTAAATAATGGTATTATTGGTGGTGGTGTAAATGTTGGGGGTAATTTGTTTCCTGATTTTGTTGTTGTAAATGATGTTGCGTCTACAACATGGTCAAGCGTTATTGGTGGTTCACCTCATTCGTATAAAGTATACGTTAGTAATTATCAAACAGCATTGAATACAATAATTGAATTTAAAAATATTTAAAAAATAAATAGAAATGGCAATAACTTTAAATGATAATATAAAGATAAATGCAGGTAAACCATATGATAATAGATATTTATCTTCAAATAATACTGTGTTTTCATCAACTAGCGAGACTAATATAACAATACCAATTAGTTTTAGATATACAGGTTTAACTGTTAACGTAGGTGGGACAGAATATTGGTATAAAAATGGCGTATCTGACATAAATTTAATCGAAAAAAAATATGGTAATGATATTCCGCTTACTATTGTTACTGGAGCAACAAATTTAGGTTTTTTTAGTGGTAAAACTGGCGTGCAAACGTTGCCTATTACTCATTTACTTAATAGTAGTTTTAATGGAAATTATAAGTCTTTATATAATTATTATTATAGAGATGTAAACGGAATCATACATGTTGGAACACCTACAGATGGAATTAATAAAAGAGGATTTTTAAAAACGACTGTTCCTACCAAATCGTTAATTTGGAATGAATATGTAGGTGGTTCTGATTTATTGGGGTGGATTTTAATTGATGAAAATATTGATAATCAATTAGGAACGTTTCAATACAGCAGTGTTCCTTCTTATTATGATGGAATAACAAAATTTCCATATGATCAAACTTCTTGGATAACAAGTGTAGCATATAATAATGGATCAGATTTGGTCGTTGGAAGTGTTGTTGGGAGCTTAACTACTGGAAATACTATTAGTATTGGTGGTGGTGTTTATGGTAATGAAACAAATAATATTTTAAATTTTAGAACAATTAAATCAAAAACTCCTGATGTAATAGCATTATCTATTGACGAGTCTTTTGTGTATGTTTCAGGAAAAACGGGGGACAGTGCGGGTGCAACAAATGGTTTGAGTCTAACAGGCAAAAATATTAAACTTGGTGGTACATTAACTGGGAATACAATTATTAGTGGAAATAATTCAAATTCACTGTCATTTAATTCATTATCGGCATTTAATCTGTCTTTTGGTAGTGCAACAATAACTGATAATGGGACTGCGGGTAGTCTTAAATATGCAGCAGATTATAGCCCGAATTACACTAATCGCTCAATTCCAGATGTTGAATATGTTAATGCGGTTGCAGCAGGATTAAAACCAATTGAGGCTGTTAGGGTTGCAACAACAGGAATTTTAGTGTATCCATATAGCGGATTAACTATTATTGATGGGGTACATCTTTCGAACGGCGATAGAGTTTTGGTTAAAAATCAAGATACTGTGCCTCAAGCAAATGGGGTGTGGGTTGTAAATTATGGAATTTGGACACGTGCTGCAGATTTTGACGGTACTCCTGTAGGTGAAACGCTATCTGGAACATATATGTGGGTTTTAGATGGTGTGACAAATATTGCAAGCGCTTGGGTGTTAATAACCCCCGATCCTATTTTAATAGGAACAACTCCGTTAAATTTTGCATATTATAATCACGCTTCAGATGTAACAAGTGCTATTGATTCTGGAATTGTTATTACAAATTCTAGTGGTAAAACATATGTAGCACTAGATGGTGTTGCAAAAGATGTTAGGTTATATGGTATAACTGGGGCAACAAATGGATTGAATCTTCAAGGAAGAAATGTTCGTTTAGGTGGTGTATTAACAGGAAACACAAATATAACAGGTAATTACAATTTAAATATTTGTAACGGTGCTCAATTAAATACAATTTTGGGTTATCAAATAAGTGGGTGTACAATTTTAAGAACTGCGCCTAATACAATATCGAGCGTTTACTTGGGATGTGGTTCTGGAAATAACACATCCACAGGATTAAATAATTTTGCCGTTGGTTGTCAGGCATTGTATTCAAATACCACTGGGGACAATAACATTGCGGTTGGTTCATATGCTTTGGCTAGTAATACTTGTGGTAATAGTAATATTGCAAATGGATATCAAGCATTATCAAATAATAGCTACGGGGCTGGAAATATTGGCATTGGACATCAAGCATTAATGAATAATACTGGTGGTACACAAAATATTGGAGTTGGACATAATGCATTGAGTAATAATATTAGTGGTGATCTAAATGTCGCAATTGGTGCTTATTCGCTTTATTACAATACTTGTGGGTGTGAAAATGTTTCACAAGGATACGGTACACTCCTAAATAATACGTATGGAAATAGTAATGTTGGTATTGGAAATGGTAGTTTACGTGCTAATGTTAGTGGCTCTGGAAATATCGCAATAGGGACGGGTGCAAAATCTAATGGTATTTCTGGATGTAATAATACCATAATAGGTATTGCATCAGGATATTTAAATTTAACGGGATCAAGCAATATTTTTATTGGTGCATGTTCTGGATATAATGAAATGAGTTCAAATAAATTATATGTTGCTAATACGTGTACGAATCAGCCTTTAATTTACGGTGATTTTGTTACAAAATGTGCAATAGTTCATGGTGCGTTTAAAACAAGTGGAACAACATCATTATTAGTAGCACCTGTAACGGGAACAACAACAGATGACGTTTTAATTTGGAATAGCGTTGATAAGAACATAAAAAGAATATCTCCCAATGTAGGTAATGTTTGTAATGTTTCTTCGCCATATGTAACAAAAGGTAGTGATAGTTTTATTGGTGTATGTGTTGCATCAGTCATTGATTTATATGCAACGCCCGCACTTGGTCAAACAATAACGGTTACCGATATAGGTGCATGTGCAAATATCAATCCAATTACCATTTGTAGTTCGTTGGGAATTAACGGTAACCCATATGCAACAATAAACACTGATTTTGGTTCGATGACGTTTAAGTTTAACGGAAGTTTTTACAGTATTATTGCGATGGTCTAATTTTAATATAATAAAAATTTAAATAAAACATGGGTTTTACAACAAAACAAAATTTAGTTAACACTAAACACTGTCAGGAAACTGGAGGTATGTTAACATTATCTGGAAATACTATAATATCAAGCGGTGGTAGTATTCAATATGCCGTTGATGAAAGCAATACTTTTGGCAAATTTTCAATTGTTGATAAAAATTATGTAACAGGATTAACATCCGTTCTTGGAATTCAAACAGCTAATAATGGTTTAACTAAAAATGGATTAAATGTAAGACTTGGTGGTGCATTAACAGGAAGCACTTCATTAACAGGTGCTTATACGTTGAATATATGCGGTGGTGCACAATTAAATACAGTATTGGGTTATCAAATAAGTGGAAGTACAATTTTAAGAACTGCACCAAATGCAATAAGCAGTGTTTATTTAGGTAACAATTCATTTAATTATAACGTTAGTGGTAGTTGTAATATTGGTATTGGCTATGGTAGTGGATATAATTCATTGGGTAGTGGAAATATATTTTTAGGTAATTGTTCTGGTTATAATGAATTAGGTTCTAATAAGTTATATATCTCCAATTCAAGCAATGCTCAACCGTTAATATATGGGGATTTTAGTCAAAATTGTGCAATTATACACGGTGCACTTAAAATAAGTGGAACTACTTCTTTAATAACAATACCAACAACAGGATCGATGTCTGATTCGATTTTATTGAGAGCAAACAATGGTGAGATTAAAGAAATTAGTAGCGGTACTTTACTTGGATCAACAATTAGTGGCGTTACTAATGGTTTAACAAAAATTGGACGTACTGTTGTGCTTGGTGGTGCATTAACAGGAGATACTACAATTAGTGGTATAAACGTGTTTTCGGTTACAAGTCCTAGTTATATTGATAATAATCAATACATTAGATTTTGTAAAACACCACCAATAAGGGGATTTTGTGAGGGCAGTTTATATTATGAAAAGAATAAACTAAATTTTGATAGAGATATTAGTGGTGTTACGCTTCAAGTTGGTGAAGAAACTGTCGTATATGTGTGCAATATTTCTGCAGGAGTAATTTCCAATGGTACTGTTGTGTATATTTGTGGTGCACAATCAGGATTGCCCACAATTGACAAAGCAATTGCAAGTAATAAATCTCAAGCAGAAAATACTCTTGGTTTAGCAACAGATGATATTTATGTTAATAGTAAGGGTTATGTCACATTAATGGGTCTTGTTAATGATTTAAATACCTCTACTTGGACTGCTGGAACTCCACTATATCTTTCTGACTCACAATCAGGTTGTTTTACTTGCACACCACCTTCATACCCAAATGAAAAAATGTTGGTGGGTTATGTTACTTATCAGGATTCATTAACTGGTGCAGTGCTGGTGGGTGTGCGTGATAATACTGAATATGTTGATGATGGTACATTTACAGGATATACTGCAAGTACTTCAAATATTCTTATGGGTAAAATGACGTGCATTGATTTTGATAGTTATACTGGTGCAACTGCGCCAATTATTAATGGTTTGGTTTCAATGTGTGGATGTGCAATTACTGGTGCAACAAATGGATTGAGTAAAACTGGAATACATACAGTTTGTTTGGGTGGGACATTAACTTCTCCTGTAATAATTTCAGGAAATCAAAAATTAACTTTAGGTGATTTAAACGGGGTTGATATAAGCACAATAAATGGATGTGACGTAAATCTTAATTCCAAATCAAATGGATCAATATTTATAAAATCACAGTGTAATACTGTTGCAAGTGGTTCTGATTTCACTTGTGCAGTAGGGATAGCAATGAGTGTAAATGCTGGTGGGTTTGTTGTTCATGACGATAGATGTACAGTAAATCGAACTGGTATTGTATATGCATCTGATTATTCGAGCAATTATGTTAATCGCTCGTTAGTCGATAAAGCATATGTTGATAGCGTTGCAACGGGGTTAAATTCTAAAACAGCCGTATTTGTAGCAACAACTGGGAATATTGTGTTAAGCGGTCTTTCAATTGTTGATGGTATTCAAACAACAATTGGTATGAGGATACTTGTTAAAGACGAGTTAACTGGATGGAAAAATGGAATTTATAGCGCAAATACTGGGAATTGGGGTCGCACCTCAGATTATGATTTTACTTCAAATGGGCAAGTATCAAATGGTGACTTAATTCCTGTAAGTAGTGGAAACTCTCATGCTAATAGTATTTGGATCATGTCCTCACAAAACCCAATTATAAGTGGTGTGACTAATCTTATATTTACACAGTTTTTACAACAAATTGGAATTACTGAAGGCAACGGTATTAATGTTATGGCGGTTGGAATAAATAAACAGATTTCTGTTGAATTATATTCTACCAATGCAGGGCTTTGTTTTAATGGTACTGGTTTACAACAAGATTGGAATGTATATAATAAAGGAATGTGTTATAATTCTGGTAAGGTTGACATTAGAGCAACAACTGGAATTGCTAGTGGTTCAGAAATTGGAGTTAGAATAAACACTGGAGGTACTAATGTTTTATATGTTGATTCATCGACAGTTGCTAGTTGTTTAGGAACTCCTATAATTACATCAAATAATGGGTTAACTAAAATCGGATCGAATGTTGTTTTTGGTGGAATGCTAACTGGAAATACCACAATACTTGGTAATAGTAAATCACTTTCGTTTGGTTCTACAGCATGTAAAATTCAAGATTTTTGTATTAATTACCAAGGAAGTGCGAAAATTTGTGATTATAATTTATCCCCTGTTGGTGTACAATATGGCGCTGATTATACTACGTCTTTTATCACTCGTTCACTTGTTGATAAAGGCTATGTTGATGGTAAAGTAATTTCAGGTGTTTTGGCTTGTAATGGTTTAACTAAAGTAGGTGGAACTGTAATACTTGGTGGTCAACTAACTGGTGATACTCAAATATGGTTAGGTTCAGGTAGGTTATGTTTTAATGATGGTGGACTTAGTTGCGTTGATTTATTATCTACTTGTAGTGCTTTGCATTTACAAGATGGTATGATATATATGCAAGGATGTAGCGTTGGTACATGTAATGCTAAAGTTTGTGTTACTAGTGGTGCAACAATTTCGTTGACAACAAATAATGCAACTTGTGGAATATTATTTACCACATCAGTTTCTGGAATGGGTGCTATTTATGCCTCAGATTATAGTAATACTTTTGTTAATGAATCATTGGTTACAAAGAGATATGTAACTGGCTTAACTACAACATCTGGTGTTCAAACAGCAAACAATGGTTTAACTAAAATTGGAAATAATGTTCGTTTAGGCGGCGCATTAACTGGAAACACTTCGTTAACAGGTGTTTATACATTGAATATATGTGGTGGTGCACAATTAAATACCGTATTGGGTTATCAAATAAGCGGTAATACAATTTTAAGAACATCCCCGAATAGTATTTCAAACATACTAATTGGTTGTGGTGCAGGAAATAATACTATGACGGGCACTAATAATGTTGCAATTGGATCTCAATCATTATTATCCAACACTACTGGTTGCAATAACACCGCTAATGGTTATCAAGCATTATGTTCTAATACAACTGGCTGTAATAACATTACAAACGGTTATCAAGCACTTCGTTCTAATACAACTGGTAGTAATAATACTGCCATTGGTTGTTGTGCGCTTTATGCCAATACTTGTGGTAATAATAATATTGCCAGTGGTTATAATGCACTATTTTTTAATGCTACTGGTAGTAATAATATTGCCAATGGTTATAAAGCACTTCGTGCTAATACAACTGGTAGTAATAATACTGCCATTGGTTGTTGTGCGCTTTATGCAAACACCACTGGCTGTAATAATACAGCTAGTGGTTATCAAGCACTTTATGCAAATACTTGTGGTAAAAATAATATTGCTAGTGGTTATAATGCACTGTTTTTTAATACTACTGGTTGTAATAACACCGCTAATGGTTATTATGCGCTTTATGCAAACACCACTGGCTGTAATAATACAGCTAGTGGTTATAAAGCACTTCGTGCTAATACAACTGGTAGTAATAATAC